GATTTTAACTTCAATCCTAAAGTCGATGTAGAAGAAGGTTTCCAGAGATATTATGAGTGGCTCAACAATAGCCCATTTTGGCTTAGTAAGACAATACAGAAACCTTAAAGAAGAACTGTTAGATATAACAGATAAGGTCATGCAGACAGGTGTCTACATGAACGGGCCTTATACCGCAGCCTTTGAGACTTGGCTTGCGATGAAAACCAAAGTAAATTTCGCGGTCACAGTACACAGCGGCACTCAAGCACTTGAGATCATAGCAAAATGGGCTAGGATAGATCATGACGATATGATGAATGACGAACTATCCAAAGATAGATATGACCCTATCATTCGTGTTCCAAACATCACATATGTGGCCACACTCAATGCATTCTTAAATGCAGGATACGAAGTAGAATTGATCGACACAGATAAGAATGGACTGATGCTGATAAATGAGATTGACGATATAGACGATTTTGCAAAACACACTTGTAGCGTGGGATTATATGGAGCCAATCCACATAGACATATATCAAGCGGCATAGCAGACGATATTGTAGATGGAGCACAGCACTGGCTAGTCGCTGATAATATAGGTGAGGGCATGGCTATTAGTTTTGACCCTACCAAGAATCTTCCTGCTACAGGCAACGGTGGTGCTATTGTCACGAACAACCGCAGCCTATATGATTTCGCATATAGCTATCGTAGCAACGGCAAACATAGTCACGACATATCGGGCACTAATAGTAGAATGAGCGAATTAGATTGCGCACATTTATTAATTAGGACGAAGCAGATAGACAAATGGCAATGGCGAAGGAAAGAGATACGCCATCATTACTTAGATGAATTTAAGAATATAGATTTGCGTTGCCTGAGCCGCGACCACATGGTACATGCCGATCAAAAATTCGTGATCTATACTGACCAGCGTGATGAGTTATTGGTATATCTTACCTCTAAGGGTATAGATGTTAAAGTACATTATCCTAAAACCCTGAGCGAGATGCCTATAGCAAGTAAGATTAAAGTCAAACCAGACATGTTAAGCACCAGCGTGATGCTGACAAAAGGTTTGTTGAGTTTGCCTATATATCCTGAATTGAGTGACGCTGAAGTTGAATATATAGCCAAAGAAGTAAAGAAGTTCTTTACTATTTGTTGAGCTCGTCACTAATCTTTTTTTGCTCAGTATACCACTCTTGCCATGCTTCTACAAGTTTGGCACAACTATGATGCTTGGTATAGTTTTTTGTGACAGTTTTTAGAAATTCGCTAAACACTATGTTGGGCTGATCTATAGTATCAAGTTGCTCACATTTTTCCATAAGTGTTTGAGGGGCCTCAGGAAATTTTTGTGTAACAGGCACAGTAGTCGCACAGCCAGACACCAATGATAAAGTGATTGCTACGCAAAATAGTAGTAGTTTTTTACTCACTTCTTGTCCTCTGCTGGAACCTGATTTTTAGCAGCCATATTATGCGCATCAATAGCGATTACTGGTATAGCACAAGTGTTATCAAAAACCTTGACCTCTCTATCGATGTACTCTATTATTTTATCGCCTTTTAACTTAATCACTTGTTTTTGTGTAATAATCTTTTCTACTATCTCAGTATTTACCACAGCCGATTTGGCCTCTGCCTCAGCGACCTTTACTTCCATCTCTTTTACCCTAAGTTCCCACTTGGCCTTTTCTGCTAGCCCGCCCTCCAAGTATACACCCAAACTTAATAGCAGCAGACTTATGATCTGTATTGGAAGTTTGTACTTACCTACAAAGGGTACGAATCCTAGCACGAAACCAGCTATCGTGCCAAGGGCACCTGCTAAGAATATCAGATGGACTACGAACTCTGGTAACCAGTTGATTATCCACATATGAAGTTATTTTTGCTAAATACAGATAGGAGTTATAAACATGCCAATTCAACTTGTAAACATAGGTACATTGCCTAATGATGGTGAGGGCGACCCGCTGCGTACAGCGTTTCAAAAGATCAATAACAACTTCAATTTCATACAGCAGGCTGCTACCAACATAACTAGCGCAGTTACTATAGGTGATACTGCTAATCAAGTGATTTTTTCTTATCCAGCGGACGAATTTACACAAGCATTGATACAAATACATAGTTACAGGGACGATACTGCTGACAATCAAAACGCACTTATAGGTGCAGCCATCAGTAATGATGGATCAAATGTTTCGTTTGTTACATATGGTATAACCAATACAGGTGATTGGTTAGTAAACTACGACATGAATGTAACTAGTGGTAATGTAAGGCTGCTAATATCACCCTTAGGAGATTATACGATCAATCATTTCATGGCATATCAAGTGACCTACGTAGGAGATTTAGGGGCTGCAGTGCCAATGGTCACTGAGAGCGATGAGACTATTATCACTGAATACGGTACTATACCTATCGGCACAGAAAGTTAAAATGCGCGCCAGAGAATTTTTGACTGAGCAAGAGCTGCAGGATGTCCATAGTAATTTGGATATTCTAAATCTTGCATTACAAAATGGTTATATAATTCCTGAACTGAGTAATAGTAATTTTTATCAAATATATAGGTTCGGTGTTGCTGTAGCAGCAGTAAGGGGTGAGCAAGGCAGCGAGGATCGAGTTCAACAAAAAGATAGACCTAAATTTAAAGCAGTAAATTTAATGGGCACACATCCATCAGTTAGCAGTCCTGATCGTGATGTAGGCAAACTTATCGATAAAGCATTAGCAAAAGTAGGCAAGCATGGTAAGATACAGATAAGCACTGAAAATAGCCAAGAGATGAAAGACACATACAAAACTAGTCCAGTAAAGGCTTTTAGAGGTTACAAGTAATGCGAGCTAGGGAATTTATAAACGAAGTAAAAGCAGGCAGTCTTTCTCCCAGACAACAAAATTCTACCAGAGGATTACATGTATTTGCAAATAGTACTTTTGATAGAACATATGATCTTAATCGTGTGATGATGGCTGTAGCGGCAACTGATGGAGAATTAGAACCGGTAATAGATAAAGAAAGTTGGGCAGGTAAATTTAATCTTGCTCTGCCCTATACCGAAGTTGAATCTGAAATGCTTAAAAAGGCTTATAAAAGTGCGGGAATAAAGTTTCAAGACTTAAATGACGGTGACGAGGAAAGCCTAGAATTAGATAGTACCAATGTCCAAAGTCCTATCCAGCCCTTCAAGGGATTTAAATAAAAAATAAACTAAGTCTTTTCCTGTATAAGTATTGTTACTATTCACAGGAATTTATATGAAGGACTTAATCGATATTAATCAGACACTTGACTTAGTGAAACTCAAATTGTATAATGAGTGGTTATATACTGCCCATATATATGATGAAGGTCCCAGCAACATGCATGAGGGCTTAACTACAAAAGTTGTTGAAAAGTATATCGATCCATTGAACTTACCTAAAGATGCAGCCATACTTGACGTTGGATGCGGTGCAGGATACTTTTTAGATGAAATGAAAAAGCGAGGATATACCAATGTAGTAGGTATAACCTTGAGTCCTGGTGATTGTAAAACTTGTCAAGATAAAGGCCACACTATCAAAAAATATGATATTAGTTTCCTTCCGCAGAAAGATGGATACTATGATGAAAGTGTAGATTTCATATTCTTGCGCCAATCACTTGAGCATAGTCCATATCCTATCTTTAGCATCATGGAATATAACCGCGTGTTAAAGCAAGGCGCGAGGATTTACATAGAAGTTCCTGCTCCTGAGTGTGACAGAAAGCATGAATTCAACCCTAACCATTATAGCATCTTGGGCGAGAGTCAATTATTAGCACTATTACAGCGTTGCGGCTTTAAAGCAGAACAGTTTCAAGCTATTGAATTTGGTATAGGCATTCCTAATGTCACTAATGATGACGGCACTCTAAAAGAGTTTAAAGAAAAATACTATTGTATAGTAGCAGTCAAAGATCGCCCGCTAGATATAAAATAGTTCGACTCCCAAAACCGATAAATACACTCATAAATAACCTTTATGAGTGTATTTTTATGGGCGTAAGAAAAGCAACTTTTATATAATTATATGAGTATTAAAGGATATGATATGGCTGTGATGCAATATATTATAGAAGGCAAAGACGATGAACCAGAAAGTAAAAGGTACAACCAAATACTTGTTTTACCTATATATTGCTTGGAGCATTATGGCTGATATCGCTTTAGTGTCTGGATTAATTTGGTTTTTATTCTTATAAGGAGTAAATTAAATGAGTTTAAAGTCTTTGCAGGAAAAGATAGGTGTCACAGCAGATAATGTTTGGGGCCCAGGTACATTTAAGTCTGCTATGTCTTATTATAAACTAACGCCTGTTCGCGCAGCGCATTTTTTCGCACAGACAGCTCATGAGACAGGTGGTTATAAGGCATTCACTGAAAATCTAAATTATAGTTCGTCAGGATTAAGATCGATATTTGGAAAATATTTCTTGAATGAAAGCATAGCGAACAATTATTCAAGAAAGCCAGAACAGATTGCTAATCGTGTATATGCAAGTCGCATGGGCAATGGCGATGAATTATCAGGTGATGGTTGGAGATATCGTGGTCGTGGAGCATTACAATTGACTGGCAAAGATAATTACGCAGCATTCGCAAAGTATTGCAACAGACCAGATGTCATGAGTGATCCAGATATTGTTGCTACAGAACTCGCATTTGAGAGCGCGATGTTTTTCTTTGAAAGAAATAAGTTATGGGCTATTTGTGATCAAGGCGTAAATGATAGTACTATATTAGCATTAACTAAAAAGATCAATGGTGGTACGCACGGTCTAGATGACCGTAATGAGAAAACTAAGAAATTTTTTAAATGGGCTGCAGGCGCAACCGATGGGCATGGGAACAGCTGATACTTTAATAAAAGATCCATATACTAAGACAGTTTTTAGGACTGATAAAGAGCTTGATGATCTTGTTAGATGCTGTCAATCTGACCACGGCTATCTATATTTCATGGATAACTTTTTCTATATCCAACATCCTACGCAAGGCAGCATGTTGTATCATCCCTATAACTATCAAGAACGACTAATCAATACATATCATAATTATAGATATAGCATAGCCTTAATGCCTAGACAGAGTGGTAAGACAACAAGTGCTGCTGGCTATCTATTATGGTATGCGATGTTTGTACCAGACAGCACTATATTGATTGCAGCACATAAATATGCCGGCGCTCAAGAAATCATGCAGCGTATAAGATATGCTTATGAAGCATGTCCAATGCATATTAAAGCGGGCGTAGCCACATACAATAAAGGTAGTTTATTTTTTGATAATGGTAGTCGAATCGTGTCAGCAACTACTACTGAAACTACTGGTCGTGGTATGAGTATATCATTGCTATATCTGGATGAGTTCGCATTCGTAAGACCTACCATAGCAGAACAGTTCTGGACTTCTATAACTCCTACCCTAGCGACTGGCGGTAAGGCTATAATCACTAGCACTCCTAATAGCGATGAAGATCAATTCGCCTTGATATGGAAAGGTGCTAATAAAATTGAAGACGAATACGGTAACAAGACAGATGTAGGTATAAATGGATTTAAAGCCTATCGTGCTTACTGGAACGAACAACCGGGACGCGATGATATATGGGCCCAGCAGATGAAAAGCCAGCTTGGTAATGATCGTTTCAATCGTGAGATCGGCTGTGAGTTCATAATTGCTGATGAGACACTTATAAACCCTAACACACTTATACAGTTAGAGGGCACAGAACCTATAGACCGTATGGGACAGGTGCGCTGGTATAAAAAGCCGTCCAAAGGCAATATCTATGTAGTAGGACTCGATCCAAGCCTAGGCACTGGTA